TGTATGGTAAGCATGTTCGCTTTAGAGAATCTGAAAAGTCTAGAGTCTTTGTTAAAGTAACTAAGACTAAAGTACTAGCAGCTTTTGGACAACTTGTAGATGTTGTTTTTGGTGGTAATAAGTTTCCTATAGGTGTATCCGAAACGAAGATGCCAGAGGGGGTTGAAGAACATGCAAACTTTAATCCTTCTCTGGAATCCTCAGCTCCTCGACAAGAGGAAGACACATCTACTGAGGAGACTGATAATCCATTTGATGTAGGTTACGAAGGTGATGGTCGAGTTCTTAAAGCAGGTGCAACCTACGGCTCAGGAAACTTTGAAGTAGTTAGACCTGAAAAAGAACTTGATATGCAGGAAGGGTTAAGTCCTATTCCTCAAGCATTAGAAGTAAACCCTGCTCAAAAAGCAGCAAGACAAATGGAGAAATTGATACATGACCAAATTGAAGAATCTAGCGGTTCTGCAGAATTGCGTTCAGCACTTTTTGAATGTTCGTTATTTGGTACAGGAATCGTTAAAGGGCCGTTTAACTTTAATAAAACGCTTAATAGATGGGATCAAGATGGTGAAGGAGAAAGAACTTATAAACCCGTGGATGTTCGCGTTCCTAGAATTGAGTTTGTTTCTATTTGGGATTTTTTTCCTGATCCAAGTGCTACAAGCATGGATGAGGCAGAGTTTATATTTCACAGGCATAAGCTAAACAGAACACAACTTAGGGCATTAGGAAAAATGCCTTACTTTAATAAGGATGCTATTAGAGAGTGCCTTACTATGGGGCCGAACTATGTAGAGCTAGACTACGAAAGTGAGCTAAGAGACGAAGATGCGTCAGAAGAATATTCTGCAAATCAATACGAAGTCTTAGAATACTGGGGAGTTATGGATGCAGAGTACGCTCGTCAGGTAGGCATGGATATACCAGAAGATGTTGATGATTTAGATGAAGTACAAATCAACGCTTGGATAGGTAACGGTAAACTTTTACGAGCTGTCGTTAATCCATTTACTCCTTTTAGAGTTCCTTATCAAGCTTTCCCGTATGAAAGAAATCCATACAGTTTTTTCGGCATAGGCGTAGCAGAAAACATGGATGACTCTCAACAGATAATGAATGGACACGCTAGAATGGCTATAGATAACTTAGCTCTTTCTGGCTCACTAGTATTTGATGTAGACGAAACTGCACTTGTTGGTGGACAAAGTATGGAGATATACCCCGGAAAGGTCTTTAAAAGACAAGCAGGAGTAGCTGGACAAGCAATAAATGGCTTAAAGTTTCCTAACACATCTACAGAAAATATGATGATGTTTGACAAGTTTAGACAGCTTGCAGACGAGCAAACAGGTATACCAAGCTACTCACACGGACAAACAGGTGTGCAAAGTATGACAAGAACAGCGTCAGGTATGTCAATGTTACTTGGAGCAGCATCACTTAACATTAAAACAGTTATTAAAAACCTAGATGACTTTTTATTAAAGCCATTAGGAGAAGCATTTTTTCAATGGAACATGCAGTTCTTAGAAAAGAAGTTAGGTGTTGATGGAGACTTAGAAGTTAAAGCAACAGGTACTAACAGCTTAATGCAAAAAGAAGTAAGGTCACAGAGATTAACTATGTTCTTACAGACAGTACAGAATCCTGCTGTAGCTCCTTTTGTTAAAATGAACAAATTGATTTCTGAGTTAGCTTACAGTTTAGATTTAGACCCCGATGAACTGCTAAACGATCCTGAAGAAGCAGCGATCATGGCACAAATAATAGGTATGCAAAATGGACAGACAACAGGCGAAGAAGCTCCTCCCACTGACCAACAACAAGCAGGCATGGGAAGCCCTGCTGGAGTACCTCAAGGAGCGCAAAACCTTGGAGCAACAGGTACTGGCGGTGGCAACATCGGAATTGGAGCTGTTCCGCAGTCAGGGGAAGCTGAGTTCTCTGGTACACCTAGAGCAGTTGAAGGCTAACGTAAAAGTAATATTAGACGAACGAGAACAAAAAGGAATACCTTATGCCTAAGTCAAAGTATAAAAAGAAAAGAGAAATGTATCAAGAAGGAGGTTCTTTAATGATGCCACCTGAAATGGCAGCAGAACCAGAAATGGTTATGGACATGCCAGTAGAGGAGGAATCTATTGAAGAACCAATGATGGATGTTCCTGTAGATACATATCCTAATGCAGATCCAGAAGAAGTAGAAGCTTCTCAGGAATCAGACGAAGTAATTGAACAAGACCAAACAGAAATGGTTTTAAATCAAGCTTTAAATGCAGAGGAACAAGCATATTTAATGGATGCTCTAGAAGATGATTCTCAACTAAGTCAAATTTTTGACAAAGTTGTTTTGACAGCTTCTGAGTTCTCAGGGTCAGGAGAAGTAGACGGCCTTGGGGATGGGTTATCAGATTCAATACCAGCTAGATTATCAGATGGTGAGTTTGTGATAACCAAAAAAGCTACCGATCAAATAGGTGCAGAAAATCTCCAAACAATGATGGATGATGCTGAACGTGCTTATGACGGTGGTATGATGAGAAAAGACTTGTACGGAGGAGGATTACTTCCAAGTACAAGCACAGACAGCCTAGAGAGTAACACACGAAATACGGATGATGAAATTCGTAAACTAATGAGTTTACGTGCTAATCAAGCACCAAGTCTCAGGTAATTTTAATTTACGGCTACCTTGACAAGCCAAGCCCCATGAATTTTTTTAGGCCAAAAAAGAATTAGTATGGCTACCTTGCAGAGTACAAGCCCCGTAGGAGATATAATATGAGTGAAGTAAACCAAGTGGAGGAAGAAGTTTCAAACCCGTACAACATGAATAAGGCATGGCACACACCAGATGGCCCTAAAGTAGACAGTGCGGATGGTATGTTTTTTGAGCGACCGAATAAACAGGCTACCTCAGATGAAGCCCCTGTTAATGAAGAAGCAGAAGCTGACGCGCCCAAGAAAAAACGAACTAATTATAAAAAGAGATACGATGATTTAAAACGTCACTACGATCAGAAGTTATCTGAATTTAAACAAAAGGAAGAACAGTTGACGGCTATGGCAAGAGATGCACAGCCACAATACGAAGCTCCCAAAACTCCAGAAGAACTGGAAAAGTTTAAGCAAGAGTACCCTGATTTGTATGACACAGTAGAAACTGTCGCTTATATGAGAAGTTCAGAGCAAGTTAATGAAGTTCAAGAAAAACTAAATGCTTTACAGCAACGTGAGCAAGAAGTTATTCGTAGGGAAGCAGAAGCTGCTTTAGTAGCCAAGCATCCTGATTTTGAGGACATTAGAGGTTCTGAAGATTTTCATAATTGGGCTGAAGCACAGCCAGAGCAAATACAAGAATGGATTTATAACAATCCAGACAATGCTGCTCTAGCATCTAAAGCTATAGATCTTTTTAAATTTGAAGCTGGCTTACAAACTCAAACTAAATCGCAGCCCAGACAAAAACAGCAAGGGTCTGCTGCTGATATGGTATCGACTAAAACGACTGCCGTAGACGCACAGCAACCTAGAATCTGGACTGAACGGGAAATCGCTGCTATGTCCTTAGATCAGTTTGACAAGTATGAAGAAGAAATCAATCTTGCAGTATCTGAGGGTAGAGTAGTAAAATAATACTCTAACTTAGGAGAAATACAATGGCTTTTAACCAATCCGACCAATTTTTTGAGCAAGGTACTGATACTAACGGTAACTTTGGTAACTCAGTAAGTGGTCAAAATAACTCTTTTTTCTTACCAAAGGTTTATTCCAAACAGGTACTAAACTTTTTTCGTAAATCTTCTGTAGCAGAAGCTGTTACGAACACTGACTATGCTGGAGAAATCGCAGCTTTCGGTGATAGTGTAAGGATTATCAAAGAACCTGAAATCACTGTTTACACCTACGAGCGTGGAGCAGATGTGACTCAGACTAAACTAACCGACCAAGAAGTAACTCTTGTTGTTGACGTAGCAAACGCTTTCAAATTCATCGTTGATGATATTGAAACTAACATGTCTCACGTTAACTTCAGAGACGTAGCAACTTCTTCAGCAGCTTACGCATTGCGTGATGCTTTTGATGAAGGCGTTATAGCAACTATGATTGCTGGCGTTTCTGCTTCTAGCCCTAACCACATACTTGGTTCAGACAACGCGACTGACCTTGCTGCTGGTACTTTTGACGGTACTGGTAACTTGGATATAGGTTTTGGTTCTAGCGAACACGACCCTATAGACGTAATGTCTCACATGGCTAGACTTCTTGATGAGCAAAATGTTCCTGAAGAAGGACGATGGTTCCTAGCGAATCCAGAGTTCTACGAAGTACTTGCTTCAAGTTCTTCTAAACTTCTTTCAGTAGACTACAATGCTGGACAGGGATCTATCCGAAACGGTCTAGTATCTTCTGGTAAGTTACGTGGATTCAATATGTACAAGACTAATAACATTGCTGCAACGTCTAACGCTGCTGGTCAATGTATTGCTGGACATATTTCGTCTACTGCAACTGCTCAGACTATTACAAGCACTGAGGTCATCCGTGACCCTGATAGCTTTGGTGACATTGTACGTGGACTACACGTATATGGAGCTAAGGTACTAAGAGGCGAAGCCCTCGTATCAGCGTTCTACGGAATCGACTAATAGAACTGGTAAGGGGGTCTTTGATTAGGCCCCCAAGCCTTTTGGAGTTTTTATATGCCACAACTAGGAAGTAATGAGAAACCTGTATTTATACGGGGAGCTAATAAAAAAAGAGGTAAGCAACTAGGACTTACTGGAAAGTTTTATAACTCTGAAAGTTTAAAAAACTATCAAGATAATTATGACCGTATTTTTAGAAACAACGGGAGTCAATCAAATGATGTACATGATGGATGAAGAAAGAATGTCTACTGATGCTGATCGCAAAATAGTATCAGATGGTAAAACAGGATACAAAAATATTTATGAACTAGAAAGACAGTTTACAAATGCTGGACATTCACAAGGTTCAAAATTTAGTATGGAACAACGAATGAAAACTATGGGTCACTAATGGCTACAACATACTTACAACTATGCAATGAAGTTCTACGAGAAATGAACGAAGTAGAGCTTACAAGTTCTAACTTTGGATCTTCTGTAGGAGTACAGACGCACGTAAAAGATTTAATAAATAGATCTTACTTAGATATGGTCAATGAAGAACCTCAGTGGCCTTTTTTAGCTACGGGTGAATCTGGTGCTACAGATCCAATGTACGGTAATGCATATGTTGAAACTGTAGCTGGTACTCGTTGGTACGAATTAAAACCAGCTTCAAGTAGTCTTACAACAGATTATGGCTACATAGATTGGGATAATTTTTTACTAACTACAGTAGGTGTTAGTGGTGAAGCAGCACCGTATACTATTCGTAATTTACGATTTACTAGTATTGAAGAATGGAAAGATTACTTTCGCATATCGCAAAATCACGATGATGCTGATACTCAAAACTATGGAACACCCGATAGAGTTATAAAAAGTCCAGACAACAGAAAGTTTGGTCTTTCGTCAATACCTGATAAAGTTTATAGAATTTATTTTTATGCTTATGATTTACCAACAGCTTTGTCAGCTGCAACTGATGCTATAGTTTTTCCAGATGTGTACGTGCCTGTACTAATAAATAGATCAAGGTACTACATGCACCAGTTTAAAGACAATGCTCAAGCATCTGCATTTGCTAACGAAGATTACAAACGTGGACTA